GCAACCAATACTGGCATAAGAATTAGAGCTGCACAATGGAGTGACACAAGTGCAATTACTAGCATTGCTTTAAGTTGTTCACCAGAGGACTTTGTTCAATACAGCTCAGCAAGCCTTTACAAGATTTCATAGGCAACAGGAAGGTAAAATAAAACAATGGAAACTCCCGTAAAAGTAGTAGTAGACCTAAGCAAGCCAAAAGGCGAGCGTGAGTCAATCATCCCTCTAACCGAGGAAGAGATAGCACAACGAGAAGCTGATGCAGCTCAGGCAGCTATCGAACAGGCTCAGCGTGAGGCTGAGGAACAGGCAAAAGCAGATGCAAAGGCTTCCGCTCTGGCAAAGCTTGAGGCACTTGGGCTGACTGCTGACGAGGCAACAGCTCTTCTCGGCTAACAGCTCGCTGGTAAAATTGACCTATGGCCGATGAAACAACCTCAGTGAGAATTACCCAAGCTCAGATCTACGAGAAACTTCTTGAGATAAATGAAGTTCAGATCGAGATGGTCGCAGAGCTTCGAGGACTGCGAGACCTGCCGGGCAGGGTAAATGAAATCGAACAACAGGTTGCGAGGATGGAGTGGCTAGAAAAGTTAGCATTCGTGGCACTGGGTTCTGGGGTAACAGGATTCATCGCAGCCCTGTGGAGTCTGATCGCCTAATGTGGGTTCAGCCCTTTCCTGAAAAATACCTCACCGCTCATTACGGGGAGTCCTCCGAATACCGGATAAGAAACAAGATGCAACCGCACTCAGGAACAGACTGGGCTCGACCTTCTGGGACTCCTATCCCTGCCATCGCCTCTGGGACTATTCGCCTAATCTCTTTCTCCTCAGTCTTAGGCTGGTGTGTCGAGCAGACCGCTTGGGATTACATCCGCAATAAGACAATGAGAATCGGTTACGCACACTTGACCTGCGACAAACACAGGGACTCCTGCGGTGGCCCGAAGGCAGGTTGCAAAAAGCCCTTCAATGTCAAGGTCGGTCAAAAGGTAAAGGTTGGTGAGGAGTTTGGCATCAAGGTCGGAAACACCGGAAGCGCAAGCACAGGAAGTCACCTGCACGCAACACTCGGATCAAGACCAAGAGCCATCTTCGGTTCAACCGCCTCAAAACAAAATCTCTACTGCGCTATACAAGAGCAGGCCGCGTTCGCTAAGGGACAACAAAAGAACTAGGAAGCGCAATAAATGGTGGACATCAAAAGGATAATGAAACACGCCGTTGATGCGATGTTCTTTCTGGGCAATGAGGACACCAGGGGACAGGTCAATTGGAGATTCAGAAGGAAGCTGATTTACGGCGCTTATAGATTGTCAGTCGCGATGATTGTGTTTGGTGCTGTGACCTTTTTCTGGGATACTGGGGTAAGCAACAACTTAGTAACCGGAGGGATTGCCCTCCTGACAATTATCGTCACTGCCTACACTGCAACCGCTACCTGGCAGGATGTCAAAAAAGGAAACGAGGAAATAGATGTTTAGCTGGGAGTTTTGGAACTACGCCGGTGAGAGAGCGATCAAGACTGTCGCTCAGGCTGCTATCGCCTACATTGGTTCAGGAACAGTTGGATTGTTCACAATTGACTGGACTGGAATGTTGTCTGTGTCACTAGGCGCTGGACTGCTTTCAGTGCTAACCTCGATAGCAACAAAAAAGTAACTTTCTTTCTTGGTTGGTAGACCCCGCTCACAAGGCGGGGTTTATCTTTCGCTAGGGGATGTTCCTCCCCAAATCCCATGCTTCTGACCTGACTCAACGGCATACCTGAAACACTCTTTCTGCACCGGACATCTAAAGCACATCTTCTTTGCTACCGCTGAGGCAACTCGCCGCTTGGCAGGATCAGAGATGTCATCAGGGAAAAAGAGCTCAGGGAAACTCTCGCACGCGACACCGCCAACTGCGTGAATAGCCTTCAACAGCCGATAGTGCTTCTCATCAAAATGACCCATGCCACAACTCTAGGTTGCAAAATGTCGGAGGGTGGGGACATACTCTCATCATGTTCGAAATACACGCACCAGATAAATTCAATGCAGCAACGCTACTAGGGGTGTTTGAGTCAGGAACTTCTGCTTGGCACGAGGCCAGGGAAGACTCAATCGGCGGCTCAGACATCTCAACCATCATGGGGCTCAACCCCTATGAATCCGCCTACGCACTGTGGGCTAAGAAGACCGGCAAGATTTCCGACCTAGTGGAAGAGAACTGGGCTATCCGTTTCGGTAAAGCCTTCGAGAGTCCCATTTTGAGACTGTGGTCACAGCAGCACCCTGAGTATGAGGTGTTCACAACCGGCACTTATCAGGATGCCCTCCTGCCATTTAGACACGCAAACCCCGATGCCCTAGCTCGTCACCGCGAGACAGGCGAATGGATTGTTGTTGAGGTCAAGACCGCACGCTCAACTTGGGATTCTGTCCCTGTGGGGTATGTCGCGCAGGTGCAGCACTACATGGACATCTTGGGATTGAACCAGGCTGTGATTGTCGCTGTCGCAGGGATGACTTGGTATGAGCACTTTGTCGCTAGAGATGAGTTTGAGATTGAGAACCAGCGGATCAAGGCAAAGGCTTTCATGGAGGCTATCTTCTCCGACCAGAAGCCGGCTTGGGATGGCTCAGAGTCAACCTATGAGGCGGTAAGGCATCAGCACCCTGACATTGTTGATGAAGAGGTCGAGATAGAGGGACTGTTCAATCTCTCTAGCCTGCAAGCAACCTATGACGAGGCAGCTAACAATCTGCGACAGGCAAAGTCCGAAGTGCTACACGCTATGGGCAATGCCAAACACGCCTACTGCATCATCAAGGGCGAGAAGTTTCGGATAGCATCGAGGCAGGCACGAAAAGACGGAGTGCCCTATCTAGTAATCAGAAAGGCGAAATAATGATGGTGTTTCTAGGGGATGAAATAACCCTGCTGAAAGGCGAGACCTCTGTGACCGGACAAATCTCAGGGGTAGTGCTAAACAAGAACAGGGATTTGGAAAGAATCTACATACATGGAATTGACCAGGCGTTCTGGATGTCAGATGCTTGGCAGATAGCAGAAGAAGAGGAGCAAGAAGATGGCGAGATTTGATCTCAGCAAGTATGCAACAGTGGCAGAGAGGTTGGTGCAGTTTCAAGCCGACAATGCCGACTCAAGAATCGAGACAGAGATTGTCTCACTAACAGACACAAACCCGAGGACTGTCGTGGTCAAGGCCAGCGTGTTCCTTACCGCAGGTGACCAGGCTAATCGCCTGCCCGTTGCAACAGGTCATTCAACTGAAACAGAAGGTGGTGCAGGAGCCAATTCTGTTGACTTTATTGCCAATGGAGAAACGAGCAGCGTAGGGCGTGCTTTGGCTTTGTGCGGGTATGCAGCGAACAAAGACCCTAAGACCCTAGCCTCGCGAGAGGAAATGCAGAAGGTCAATCAGCAGGATTACATTGCACAGGCTGATAGCCTTAGTGATGTAGATGCCCTGCGGGATCTATACACGACAGCGAAGGCAAAGAACGCACCGGCTGAGGTGCTAGACAGGATTAGACAGCGTGCTGAGTCTATTGCAGAGAGCCAAAATCCAGGAGCTGGAGGAGGCGTATCTAATCGCAAAAATGCAGGGCAAAAAAAGTGAAGCCGACTTCTGGAACAATGAAGTCATTGAGCTTCTCTTAGGGGTGCTGCATGATTCAGGAAATCCAAAGCCAACTAGCGGAGCTGATTCAGGAGAACCACAAGGGCTCTAACGCCTTATACGAGGCAGAGCGAGCTCTCGCTGAAGCTGAATACGAATTAGACACCGCAGAGTCAAAAGCCTTCCTAAAGGCTCAGGGAACTGTTGCCGATAGACAAGCCATTGCGAAGCTAGAAGCGGCTGAGAATCGCTTACAGCGCGATTTACGCAAGGCTGAGCTGTCACGCATCAAGCAGAAAATCAGAGCGATAGAAACTGCCTCGATGGTGCTAGCGACTCAGGCAAAACTGATTCAGTCTGAAACTAGACTTTAGGGATGAACAAAGCCAAGACCTATCAACTAGTAAGAGACACTCACGATCACTGCCCTCACTGCGGCACAACAGAGGGACTGCAAATTCATCACAGAAAAAACAGGGGGATGGGGGGCTCTAAGTTGCTAGACCGGTTCGATAATTTATTGCGAGTCTGCGCTTGGCTGAACCTTCAGATGGAGTCGGATTCTGATGTCGCTGCCGAGGCCAGGGAGATGGGCTGGAAGCTGGGGCAATGGGATGGGTTTGATCACCCTTATTTTGACAAGCCGATGATGAAGTGGTATTCATTGACACAAGATGGGCGTAAGATTCCAACACATCCACCGATGTATTTAGTATGAAAGGAAACAGGGGGCAATGAAAGACGAACTAATAGCAAGAGACGCAAGAGGCAGGGCACTAGAGAACTCGAAGTTCCGAGTGCTGACAAACAAAGACCGCGTAGACATCACGCAGGAATTGAAACAGCTTTACTTTCACGCAGGTCGAGCGAGCGCCGGTGCGAGGGACTACCTAGCGGTTGAGGCGTATAAGCGTTATCAGAAACTTGAGCGCTCATGAACCTCACGGCGGAAGTTATAGTCGGAGACAATCGCGAGACACTGAAACAGCTACCGGACAAGTCGGTGCAGACAGTCGTGACCTCACCTCCGTATTGGGGCCTAAGAGATTACGGCGAAGATGAGCAGATTGGGCTGGAGGAATCGCCACAAGATTTTGTCGAGCAGCTCTGCCTAATCTTTGACGAGGTGTGGCGAGTGCTTAAAGACGATGGCACTATCTGGGTGAATCTCGGTGACAGTTATGCGGGCAGTAGCGGCATGAAACAAAATAGACCGCAAAGAGATAACAGTGGGGGCCTTGTTAACAACCGGCGCGATTCTCGAGGTCAGCAATCCTGGACTGAAGGAACCACGGTTGGCGTTGAGAAACGCTTTGATGTCAAGCCGAAAGACCTTGTTGGCATACCCTGGCGGTTTGCGTTTGCAATGCAAGACCGAGGCTGGTATCTAAGGCAAGACATTATCTGGGCAAAGCCAAATCCGATGCCTGAGTCGGTTACAGATCGCTGCACAAAGTCACACGAATACATTTTCCTGCTGACTAAGAAGCCAAAGTATTACTACGATCACGAGGCAATTCGAGAACCTGTCGCAGAATCATCTATAGGCAGACTAAATCAAGACATCGCAAATCAGGTCGGCACGACAAGAGCCAATGGTGGAATGAAAACTAATGGCAATCTAAAAGCGGTTGGAGATGTCGAGTCAGGCCGCAACAAGCGTTCGGTCTGGCAGGTCACAACATCCAGATACAAAGACGCTCACTTTGCGACCTACCCACCAGAGCTAATCACGCCTTGCATCCTGGCCGGAAGCAAAGAAAATGACATCGTGCTCGATCCGTTTAGCGGCTCTGGAACAACTGGCGAGGTGTCACTACTTCACAATCGCAACTACATCGGGCTAGAGCTAAACCCTGAATACGCAAAGCTCTCAGAGAAGCGCCTGCTCGAAGCTGGCGGAATGTTTGCAGAAGTGAGTGTTAAGTGAAGATAGGTTCTTTATTCTCTGGCTACGGAGGACTTGATCTAGCGGTGATGAATGTCACAGGTGCGGAGGTCGCGTGGCATTGCGAGTGGGAGGATGCTCCATCGGCAATCCTTGACAAGCACTTTCCAGGCGTGCCTAACTACCGCGATGTTACAAAAGTGGACTTCACGCAAGTCGAGCCAGTGGACATTCTGACCGGCGGCTTTCCTTGCCAGGATCTCTCACTAGCAGGCAAGCGGGCAGGTCTAAAAGAAGGAACACGCTCTGGACTCTGGAGTGAGTTCGCAAGAGCAATAGATGAAATCAAACCAAAATTAGTCGTAATCGAAAATGTAAGGGGATTACTAAGTGCAAAAGCTACCAACGATAATCTGGAATACTGCTCGTGGTGTATGGGAGAAACCGGCGATGGAGAGCCTCCTATGCGAGCACTTGGAGCCGTTCTCGGAGACTTGGCCGACAGAGGGATGGATGCGAAATGGACAGGTGTTCGAGCTGCCGATGCAGGCGCACCGCACAACCGATTTCGAATCTTCATCATTGCCTACCCCGGCAACGCATGAACCTGGATTTACTTTTCAGCCAGTAGACAAGAATGGCAATCCAACCAACAATCCAAATGAGCGTTGGTATCATCCTGAGACGGGTCGTTTGGTGCAAAAGCGAATAAGGCAAGCTTTGTCTATCTTGCCGACACCAACGACAATGGACAAACTTCCGGCGAGAAGCGCAAAAGAACTAGAGAAATACAAGAAACACGGCATCAGTAATCTGCGTGAAGCCATAATTCATAGTTTGCCTATCCCAGAGAACAGCAAGCTTAGGACTCCATCGGTTACAGACTCCACCGGCGGAGCTATCAGCGAGAAGCAAGCAAGGGAAAGAAACCGCATGGTCAAAGTTGCAGACCAAGCGGCTGAGATTGCACATGGCAACGGACTCAAGGTAACTGAAAGTATCGCAAGCAGCCTATTACCCACACCTAACACAATGGATCACCTGCCAGCCAGAACTGCCGAGCAGAAAGAAAAGAACAAGGGCAAAGGCGGTTACGCAAATGTCAGAGAAACAGTTGTCAATGACTTGATGCCTACACCAACAACTCGTGACCACAAAGACGGCACAGCCGAACACGAGCGAGACGGCGTAGTGCAGACTGACACAGTTGCAAGGGCTGTATTCAACAGCGATGAAATAGCTCTCCCTACGCCTACAGCCTCAGACTGGAAGGGCGCTAATCATTCTGGCTCTGGTTCGGCATCGAGCAGAGGCATGGCAACAGTCGTCGAGCAAACCAACTGGGGCAAATTTGAACCTGCAATCAGGCGATGGGAGCAGGTCATAGAAAGACCAGCACCTTCTCCGACTAAGCCGGATGGCAAAGACGGCAATCACCGACTCTCCTCAAAGTTCACCGAATGGATGATGGGC